TCGAAGCCAGAGTCAGATTAGGCCGCAGGAGATTAATAATTATGGCAAAAACAACTAGAGAGCTTTTCAACAAGAGGTATTATGATGAAAAAGCCGGCTTGTATCCGATGGACGGTTTTGATATACCGTTTCCCATCGATATGTGGTACGGGCCAAAAGTTTTGTTTGGACGAGTCGATCAACAAAATAATGTAGTATATGTTAGCAAAGAGACAAAAAAACGCCGCCTCAAACTTATAAAATCTGATGCGCAATCATCTAATTATGTTCCTGTGTTGGATTTCGTCGCGACGGCGTTCTCTGGATTTCAGGAAAACATCAGGCGCGCGATGGCGTTCGGTCGTTTGAATAGAAATAGTTTAATACCAAATATAAAACCAGTGGGTGGCCTTGTGGATCCGGATATATTGTATGAAACACATGTAGAAGGGATATTCTCTATTTTTTCAGATGTTTATTTAAATCGCCCCGAAAGAGCCAGACAAGTATTAGATTTTGATGGTTATTTTAAAATGTTTTTAAATTTTATTGAGGAATATGGTTCTACCATGACACTCACCAGAGCCCCTTTTCTAAGATCTAGTTCTTGTACTCCGTTGGTAAGTGGTTTAATAATAGAATTGGCTGCAGAGGATTTTAATGATGACGCAGCCCGGGCCAAATGGATTAGAGATCCTAATTTTGAATTTTATGTCAAGACAGCCAGGAAATTTGGATTTCGACACGATGAACATGCGCCATGGCGGCTAATTGCTAATTTGGCCTCACCCGCGATGCAAAAATATTGGTGGCACCAGCGCCTTATCAAACCGGCAAAAAAAATAGATCCAATTGAGAACATTGAAGAGATACTCGGTACCGGCTGTGCTCCTGTGCAAGTTGTCGAGAAGATTAAAAGTATAGCTAGCTTACCACATGGAGCAACAGTCGAAATCGATGATGTTACGGGTGAAATTATTACGACTATTGTTCCAGAGGTGGTAAAACCGAATTTTGAAAAATACTTATTGCCAATAACAGTGAGGGGGCTTTTTAAAACATATTTTGTGAGAGCGTGTATAGGAGATATTGATGAATTAAAAAATAATTTGATTTTATACTATAATAAATTTGCTGAAGAAAAACCTCGTGTTAAAGTAGTAGATGTGAAAAAGTGTGCATATGGTTTTAAGATGAACAAAAAACGTTTACAGGTTATGGTCAGAGAAAAAATTGGATCCAAAGAGGTCGATGACAAATATGACATTAAATATTGGCTTAAAGTATATTTTCGCATTAGAGTGCTTGAGGATGGCACTGGCCACTGGTCGAAGTCAAAATTTAAACGTTTGCTGGGTGGCACTTATTCTGTTTTAAAAAGACTTGACAAAGATAGCGCAATAATGTATATTAATGAAGCAGTGCAAGGCTTCCCAAAAAGAAACTCAGAGATCCCATCAAGGCAACTGCTAGAATATCTTGGCCTGTCTCAAGAAGAATTAGCTAGCGTTAAAATTGGTTCGGAAGAATATAAAGCAGCAGTTGAAGAGACGCTGCAACAGTCTCGAGAGATTACTGGCGAAGGCACCTCACCTGGAGGCATGGGCACTGCCGGCGGAGGATATTAACAAGGTTAATTAATGTTATTTCAAACATTGGACAATAAACATAAATGTATAGGAGTATATTATGACGGAAATCTTTATTTTGATGATGAATTTCCTGCAGGAATTAGTAAAACATGGTCTTATTCATCTTCTCTCAGGAATAGAGAAATTAGATACGGCTATCTGCAATGTGGTGGTGAGTCTCTTGACAGCGTTTGTCCATCCGGTATAAAAGATGACTGGGATAAGATTAATAATAAGCTAAAAGCTTTCATGAGATCGATTCACTTAGCAAAGGTTTCACTGGACGATAATTGCTTCTATGACGTGGTCCCGGAAAAATTTCTTTTGGAATACTGTGAAATTAAGAATCGAATTACAAAACACGTTTTTGAAAATTTTTTGCCGCCCAAAAATTTGAGATTTTTAACTTTATTAACGAAAGTGATTGAAGACATAGATCAACAAAAACTCAATATTGATATAGACGAGTTTAAACCCTTTTTAGCTCAACGTGAAGCGAGAAAGTGGAGAAAGAAGGTTCAGAATATTTCACCATATGTAAGATACGATATCTTTGGCACAAAAACAGGAAGATTAACAACAAAAAAATATAGTTTTCCAATTCTTACTTTTCCGAAAAGGTACCGCTCTATTATCAAGCCAAATAATGATTTATTTGTCGAGCTAGATTATAATGGAGCAGAACTAAGAACTTTGTTAGCTCTGTCAGACAAGAAGCAACCGGCAATTGATATTCATGAATGGAATAGGAGATTTTTGTTTGAGAATAAAGTTTTATCGCGACAGGAAGTTAAAAATTCTATTTTTGCTTGGCTTTATAATTCAAAAGAACATTCGAATGAAAAAATGTTAAGAAAGATGTACGATAAAGATAAAGTTCTAAATGAATACTGGGATGGGAAAATGGTAAGGACTTGTTTTAACAGAGAGATTCCAGCAGACAAGCATCATGCATTGAATTATATCATTCAGAGTACATGCGCTGATCTTATTTTGCAAAAAATGATTAAAATTTATGATATACTAAAAGATAGAAAGTCTAATATTTCTTTTTGTATACATGACAGCATAGTTATTGATTTACACAAAGATGATAAACATCTTATGAAAGATATTGTAGATGAATTTACCAATACGAGATTTGGCAAGTTTAAAAGTAATATTAAAACTGGTAAAAATTTTGGAGAGTTAAAGGAGTTATTCTCATAATGGATAGTGTTGTTGGTATAGGAGAGATAGGCTGCAATATTGCTGATGGGTTTTCAAATTATAGTCAGTATAAAGTTTATAAAATTAATGTAGATGATGATCTGGACTCGACCGATTGGTCATGGGCTTCTTACGATGTTGATGAAAATAGCGGTTATGAGAAGGACGGTGTTTATAGGTTTAGAAAACAAGACAGCCCGGAACAATATGAAAAAAATTGTCCAAATTTGGGTCATTTCTTTAGAAATATAAAAGGTGAAGTACTTTTTGTTGTTAGTGGATCTGATTCTGTTTCTGCTGCCACATTAGCCATATTACAACAAATAAAAGATTGTGATATAAATATTTTATATATTAAGCCGGAATTAGAATCTCTTTCACCGGATAAAATTAAACATGAGTGGGTTGTTTTTAACGTTTTACAAGAATATGCTAGATCTGGGGTTTTCAAAAGGATTTATCTTGTGAATAATTCTGAAATTGAAAAGCATTTGGGGGAAGTTCCAGTTATCGGTTATTATGATCGGTTAAATGAGATGATCGTTTCAACGTTTCATATGATAAATGTTTATAATCATAATGAGCCCGAAGTTTCTACGTTTTCAGAACCTGATAAAATTAATAGGATTTCTACTATCGGATTTGTTAATTTTGAGAACGGAGAAAAAAAATTATTTTATTCTCTTGACGAAGTAAAAGAATTGTGTTATTATTATGCTATAAACAAAAAAAAATTAGAAGAAGACGGTGAGTTGTTTAAAAAAATTAAAGACCAAGTTAAAAATGATGTTAAGACTGGTTACGGAATATTCGCAACAAAATATGCAGAAGACTATTCATACGTAGTTGCTCATTCGTCAGAAATTCAACGAAAAAAAAGTGAAAAAAGTACTTGACAAACAAAATTTATTATGTTATGATTATAATCAGCAGAATGAGAAATTAGTCATTCTGACTTTACTCAACCAAAGGAGATATTAATATGGGTATTGATATGGAAAAAATGCGCGCACGCCGCGTAGCATTAGATAATAAAGGCGGAAACCGAGAAGTTTTTTGGCGGCCTCAAGATGGAGAAACGACAATTCGAATCGTTCCTACTCCAGCTGGTGATCCTTTTAGGGATTATTGGCTTCACTATAATCTCGGTAACAATCCTGGCTTTCTGAGTCCGAAGAAAAATTTCGGAGAAGAGGATGCACTTGATGGTTTTATTCGTAAGCTCTATAAAGAGGGTACAGAAGAAAGCATCAAGATGGCCAAGTCTTTGTCAGCAAGACAACGCTTTTATACTTCAGTTGTTGTTCGAGGAGAAGAAGATAAAGGTGTACGTGTTTGGAGTTTCGGTAAGATGGCTTATGAAAAACTACTCAATCTTATTCTTAATCCAGAATATGGCGACATCACTGATTCGGAAACTGGAACAGATCTCGTAATTCGTTATGGAAAGCCGGCAGGCGCTTCTTTCCCTCAAACGGAGATCACTCCGCGACGTCGTCCTTCGCCATTGT